GCCCAGGACGCTCTGCTCGAAGTTCGTGAGCCACTCCGGGTGCCCGTACGAGAGCTTCCGCACGGCCCATTGGGTCCGCTCCTCGTCGCTCTTGGTGTAGAACGAGGTCTGCTCCGGGGTCGGGAACGTGTAGCCGTCGATGGTCGTCGGGCGCTGGCGGCTGGTGTACGCGCGGATGGCCGCGTACGCCTGCGACTTGCGCGGGTCCTCGTCGGCGTAGCTGTTGACCGCCTCGTACAGCTTGTCCAGGTGCCGGTAGTACGGGTCCGCCACCTTCTTGTAGTAGCCGTTCAGCGTCGTCCACATGCCGCCCTCGTTGTTGGCGAGGAACTTCACGTTGTTGAGGAGCTGGCGGCGGAAGTCCTCGTACGTGCCAGACTCGACGTGGTCGATGATGGACGGCAGGATGTTCTTGATGGTCTCCGACTCGATTTGCACGGTCGAGCGGCCGGGGTGCGTCTTGTTGAACGCGTCGTCGAACAGGTCCTTGAACGTCCGCTGCAGGCCGTCGCGGCCCTGCACCTCGTCCATGTTCGTCAGGTAGTGCTGCCACCCGGCGTCCAGCTTGGCGATGCGCTCGCGCGCGTCGGCGCCGTTCAGGAGGTAGTCGACGGGGTTGCCCTCGAACTTCGCGTAGACGGCCGACTTCTTGGCCAGGTACGCCGAGTACGACTGCATGCCGTACGCCCACGCCATGTACTCCTCCGGGGTGCGGATGCGCCGCATGCCCGCCGAGAACACGGCCTCCATGTCGGCGTCCTGCTCAGGCGTGGTCTGTCCTCTGGCGCCGAGCGCCTCGCTCTTGCCGACGGCCAGCCAGTCCGCGTACGGGTAGGCGGCCTTGAAGCTCTCCAGCATGGGGCCTATGGCACTGTTCTTGGCCCCCTCCGGAAGGTCGTTCAACATGGTCCATATCGCGTCCATACTGTCCGACTCCGCGGTGGAGAGGTTGGTGCTCATCGGCAGGATGGAGGACAGTATGCCGCGCGTGAAGTACTGGGCCGACGCCAAGTGCTCGGCAGCGCCCATGACCCGGTCCACCCACGCGCTGTACTGCTTGCCCGCGGCCGTGAGCTGCTCGGCCGTCAGCTCGCCCTGGAACCCCTTGGGCGGCGCGTACTTGCCGCCGCGCGCTACCACGGTGCGGATGGCGTCGTCGATGGACGAGTTGACCATCTGCTCGCGGAACTCCGGGTTCGTGTACTTGGTCCACGGGGCGATGGGGTCCATGCCCACGGCCAGCGCCATGGCCGCGTAGAAGCGGTCCACGTTGGCGCCGATGGTGCCGACGCCGTACGGGGCGATGAGGTCGGCCAGGTCCTGCTGCCAGCCGGGGTTCACGCGGTCGAGCGCGAAGACCCCCGCCATCTGCGCAGGGACACCGATGCCGCCGCCCAGGCCGGGGAGCATGGCGTTGATTTGGTCAGTCCACTTGCCGGGGTCGAGGGACGGGAACGGGATGACCCCGAACAGGGAGTCCACCGACGCCGTGACGTTGACCTCCTCGTCGCCGGGCAGGAGGAACTGCACGAGGGGGTTCAGGAACGGGAGCCCGAGGCGGTGCTTGCCGTCGGGGCCGGTCGTGATGACGCCGAAGTGCGTGAGGGCGTCGAACAGGAGGTTGGCGCGACGGGCCATGTAGGCCGTGCCGATGATGCGTGACCCGCCGCCCAGCCGCTGCGGGATACGCAGGAGCCAGGTGTCGGTGACCTCGCGCCACGCCGGGAAGAACGGGCTGATGTTCTTCATCATCCACTCGCCGGACGTGTGGGCCCCGATTTTGAAGAAGATGTCGGACGTCTTGCGCATGGACGACGCCCGCGCTATGGCGTGCGCGGTCTCCTCCGGGTAGCCCATGGCCACCAGACGCTCGAAGTCCTGCTGCGCCATCTGCCGGTACGCGGGGAGGCGGCCCAGGCGCTTCTCAGGCCAGCCGTACAGCTTCTTGAACATCGCGTCGTTGAGGCGCGTGAGCGCGTTCACGTCCGGCCGGGCCACCGAGTCCAGGCCCACAGCGTACTTGCCGTGGACGTCGTGGACGCCGGGGTACCAGCGGCCGGTCTGCGCGTTCAGCTTCAGCCGGTTGGCCAGGGCCACGGAGCCGACGGCCTCGCCGTCCGGTCCGGTGGCACCGAGGAGCAGAGCGCGCACGCTCTCGGAGTAGTCCCCGGTGCCGACCAGGTCCTCGTTCAAGTACTTCCACACCTTGGCGCCAACGGCGTCGCGGCCGCCCTCCATGGCATCCCAGTGGCGCGCCACGTCCTGCAGCGCGGCCGGGGCGTTGGGGTCGTTCAGCAGCGCCACGAACTCCTCCGGGGAGGCGGCGTCCAGGGCGTAGCGCGTCTCCGGGCTGGAGGCGATGTAGCCCATACGGCCCGAGAGCGCGCGGTAGTAGTCCTCGCCGTCGCGGCTGGTCATGATGCCGAGGCCCAGCGCGCGGTTGAACGAGCGGCCCTCGTCGCCGAGGCCCTCAATCATGTGGCCCAGCGCGAACGCCTCGTCCTCCGTCCACTGCGCGAACCGGCCGGTGCCCATGACCGAGCGGCCCCAGTCCAGCACGCCCCAGTTGCTCACGGAGGCCAGGTCGAACGCGGACATGCGGCCGAACAGCAGCTCGCCCACGATGCGGGCGGGGAGCGCGAACGGCATGCGAGAGGTCAGGACCGCCCGCTTCCAGAAGTTGGTGGCCAGGGTCACGCCGTCGCTGTTGACGTAGCGCGCCATCTTCGGGTGCAGGACCCCCATGACCTTGCGCATGTCCGGGAGGAACACGACGCTGTTCAGGGTGTCCGCGGAGAACACGGGCTGGCCAGCCTGCAGGAGCCCGTCCCCGTCAGGGTCCGGGATGAGCTTGTACCCGAGCGGCTCGGACGTGATGACCTCGCCGGGGGCCGACGTGCGTACGGTGTCGGAGCCCCACTGCTCGAAGGGCGTGTGCCAGATGTCGGACAGGGCCGCCTTGCCGCCCGCGTCGAGCTTCTCGCTCTCCAGGACGAAGGTCTGCCAGGTGTTCTTGAACCACTGGTACGAGTCCTCGCGGGAGCCCAGTAGGACCAGGCGGTCCCACTGACCGAGCTGCCGCGCCACGACCTCGTCCGGGACGCCGAGCAGCTTGCCCGCGCTGGCGAGGTTCACGCGGGTGCGCTCCAGGGCGTCGACCGTGGCTTCGCCCAGGTCCACGCCGGGGAGCGCGATGCCGCGGGGGAACTTGGCCCACGCCTCGGCGCCCTCCAGGCCGGTGGGGGCGAAGGGGGCGCTGAAGATGTCGCGCAGGTGCTTCAGGATGTTGTGGCCCGAGTAGCGCATGGCCTTGCTGGTGACCATGCCAGGGTCGAGCGGGAAGTCCGGGAGGTCGCGCTGCAGCTCGTAGATGGCCCGAGCGTACTCGTGGCCAGTCTTGTTGAGCTGGCGCAGGTCCCCGTACGTGATAGGCATGGCCGTCTCGGTCTTGCCCCGTCGCACGTTGTTCAGGAAGATGAGTTCGGCCCGGTCGTCCACCGCCGTCGCCCGCAGCGCGTCGAGGCGCGCGGTCGCGTCGGCCATGGTCGACGTCTCCAGGCCCGGCCCGCGCAGGGCGTCGGGGAACTCCCGCTGGAGCATCTCGAACGTCTTGCCGAACCCGGCGTTGCCGCCGCTGAACTCCACCGGGATTTTGGTGATGCCCAGTTCATCGGCCAGGGCCAGCCGGTGCGTCCCGTCGAAGATGGTGAACGTCTCGTCCTTGTAGTTGTAGGAGACGCTCAGGGGGCGGGTGCGGTCCCAGCCCTCGGCGGCCATGTTGGCCTTGATTTCGGGGTAGCCCAGACCGACCACGTCTTCGGCGCCGCGGGGTGAGGGGTTCTTGGCCCGAGCCGCCAGCCAGGACCGGTCGACCATGATGGTCTGGTCCTCGCCCGCCATGCGAGCGGCCTTCCACTCCTCGAACGTCATGTCCGGGCCAGGCGATGCCTGCATGCCCAGCATCTCGTCCTTGAGGGCCATGGCCTCCGGGGAGTCGAGCTGGTCCGCGTCCTCCAGCTCGTCGAGCCGGGTCTGCATGCGCTCCAGCCGGTCCAGGTCTCGCGGGTCCACGACGGGAGCGCGACCGGGGCCAGCGGCCCGCAGGTCGTTCAGCTCGTCCATCGTGGCCAGGTGCTCAGGAGTGCCGTCCAGGCCCGCGTCCACCAGCTCGGCGGCGTGCTGCTCCAGCCGGTCCACCCGCGCCGCGTACTCCGCGTTCGTGGCCGTCTGGGCGATGTGCTGCGCGTCCTCCAGCCGGTCCAGCTCGTTCAGCTTGTGAGCGATGCTCTGGATGCGGTTGTGGACGGTGATGATGTCCGAGCCCGTGGTGTAGTTGGTCATGAGCTGCGTCAGCGTGCTGCGCAGCGCCCGCTCGTCCGAGCCCGCCGCCACGATGAGGTTCCGGGCGAACGAGTCGGAGATGGAGGACTGGAGGAGCGTGGTGTAGTCCTCGATGGGGAGCGCCGCGTGCAGCTCGGCCAGGTTCTTGACCGCGCTGTCGCCGATGGCGCCCTTCATCCACTGCTCCGGGGTGACCGCCAGGCGCTCGTACACGAAGCGGCTGATGAGGCCGCGCACGGCCTTGGCCCCGTCGTACAGGACCTCGCCGCCCGCCTCCGCGGACGCGACCACGCGCGGAATGGTGCTCGCGGCGCGTGCGCCCTCAGCCACACCAGCAGCCCAGGTCAGGGGGTCGGCGGCTACGGAGCCCACCACGGCCGTAACGCCGATAGCGGCCTCGTAGCCGCGGTCCCCTGGCAGGAGCCCCGTACCTTGGACGATGTTCTCTGCGAACCCCAGGTTGGCCGGGGTCTCGTACAGAGCATGGTCCACCAGGTCCCAAAACCCGTCACCCTGGCCGGTCTTCAGCCCGATGCGGTCGTTGAGCTTGTCGACGGTGTGCAGCAGCGCAGCCCGCGTGGTGGGGCTGGTCACGTCGGCCAGCTTGTCGATGGCCTCCTTGCGCGCCGCCTGCAGCTCCGTGACGTCGCCGTCGTCGATGGCCTTGCGCGCGCCGTCCGACAGGACGTTGATGGCGGCCGAGGGGAGGGCCAGGACCGCGTCCACCGGGCGCCCAAGGGCGTTGAAGATGGTGCCCGCGAGACCGGGGCCGTCGCCGAACTCGACCTTGTAGTCCGGGAACGCCTGCTGGAGGTAGTACGCCTCCGTGGTGGCCTTGGCCGGGTGCTGGCGCGCCCACTCCGGGTCGATGCGCAGGATGTGCTGCCCCATGTCGGACTTGACCTCGTGGGGGTACTTCGCCCCCGCGAGCGCCGCGTCCATGAAGCTCGCGCTCAGGTCGCCGCCGAGGCCCTGGGCCTCCGCCTGCGCCTGCACGCGCTTGAGCCGCTTCACGTAGTTCTGGAGGTCGGCGGCCTCGTCGTCGTTCAGGGTCACGGACAGGTTGCCCGTGGCGATGGCCTGGACCGACCGCTTGACGGCGTCCGCCTGGCCACCCCGCTGCTCGTAGGCGTCGACCACTTCCTGCGCGTGCTGGATGAACGTCGCCTGCTGGTCGTGGGTGAGCTTGTTGAACTGCGACGGGTCGGCGACCACCTTCCCGAACTCCTCCGGGGAGAGGATGCCGACAGCGGCGCCGACGCCCGGCCCGTGGACCAGGAACCCCTGCCGCTCCGGGGCGAGGGTGCCCCCGCCGATGATGCGGTTCAGGGCGGCCAGGGACGCCTGTCGGGTCTGGGCGTCGCTGTTGCCCATCGTCATGAGGTACGACGACAGGTACTCGTCACCCGCGGCGGCGCTGAAGTACGAGATGCTCTGGTTGTACGCGTTGATGAGCGTCGCGGGCATGGAGTGCCGGATGGTGCCGTTGACCGTGGCCGCGGCGCCCATCGGCGTGATGTCCACGAACCGACGGTCGAAGGTGCCCCACCGGTCGCTGTACTGGTGCGCGATGGTGGTCCACGCCTTCGACTCCTGCTCCGGGGTCAGCGACGCCTGGCTGCGCACACCAGCCGCCGCGTCGGCCGCCTGGTACTCGTGCTCGGCTACCGCCTTGGCCGCGTTGTAGTGCCCCACCTGGGCGGCCAGGGAGCTGGTCTGCTGGTACTTGAGGATGCGCTCGTAACGCTTGTCCCAGTCAACCACGGAGGTTCGCTTCCTCGCTGTTGACCAGCGCCTCGTACACGAGCTGGAGGCTACCGGACGGGTCGCCAGTGACGGCCGCGGCGGCCTTCATCATCGGCAACATCCGAGCGAGGCTGGCGGGGAGCCTGCCCGGCCGCATGCCGACGTTCTTCGGCGCGGTCGGGTCGCGGTCCTGGAACAGGATTTCTTCCTCGTCCGACGCCGGAGAGAAGCTCTCCTCCGGGCCGACCATGTTCGACTCGTAGTTCGTCGGGGCCGGGGCAGGAGGGATGCTCAGGTCGGGACCGGGGTCCAGGGCGCCCTCTGCGGGCAGTGCAGCGTTCAGCTCGCCTGCAGCCCCCTGGGGGAGCTGGTCAGGCGTGCCTGCGCCTTGCTGAAACTCTGGTTGGTCGGCCATGGCTCCTCTTGCTAGCGGACGCGTTTGTTATGCGAGCGGCGCTGCGCTTCGACTTGCCTTCGGCTCTCAGCGCCTCGTACTGCTTCCAGTTCTTCACCTGCTTGCCGGGCACGCTCCCTCGCCTCCTTCAACTTCCAGTACGGGCCGTCAGGCACGGACATGAAGATGCGGGTGCTCACTTGGCCACCACGAGGATGTACAGCCCGAGGGAGACGTGGATGAAGCCGAGCGCCATCATGGCCGCTCCGACCCACTGGTGCGTCTTCCAGTCGCGCATGGCTACTTGGACTCGTCGACCTGGCCAGCCTCGGCCTCTTTGCCCCGCTCGTCGAGGAACGCGGCGCGCGCGGCCTCCAGCTTGTCGCCTGCCTCGATGTGGGCCTCCTTCGCGGCCTCCAGGTCCTTCTCGGCCTTGGCGATGTCCTTCTTCAGGTCGTCGGACTTCTTCTTCTCTGCCATGTCTGCCTCCTACTTGACGAAGACTTGCTGCAACGGCTGCGGACTGAACTGACCAGGGATGGCCTCTCCGCCTGCAGCGGGCGGTGTGGCCGGTGCCCCGGCAGCGAGACCCTCCTGCGAGGGCGCTGCGGCCTGGTCCGGCGAGAGCATGCCGCCCTGGGCACCCGCGGCTGCGGGCTGCTGGGACTGCATCTCCTGCATGACGGTGGTGTACGCCTCGACGAAGTCCAGGCCCTCCTCGCGCTTGAGCGCCAGGACGGTCATGAGGAAATCGAGGCTCGTGGTCGGGTCCCCGGCAAACCGCTGGAGAGCGACCCGCTCCAACTCCTCGTCCTGGCGTTCCTCCAGCCACGACTCGGCGTCGTCGACGAAGTCGGTCTCGGCGAGGACCCGACGGCCGGGGATAAGCCCGGCAGAGTAGTAGTTGAGGAGCCGCACGTCGGTGTTCATGCGGTCCAGACCGGCGCCCGCGCCGTACGACACCTGCAGCTCGTAGTGGCCGTGGATGTCGCGGCTCGGCACGTAGGTCTTCTTGCGGCCCGAGGAGCGGAACAGCGGCTTCTCGAAGTCGAGCTTGGCCTCGTCCAGGGCGAACATCACGCGTGCGCCCTGCTCCTGCATGAACTGCAGGCCCCGCTGGACCTCGCGCACGAGGGAGGTCAGGTCGCCCTGCGTGGCGGCGACGAACGCGCCGCTGCCCTGGGAGATGGGGACCTCGCCCTGGCGAGTCGCCGGGTACGAGAGCTGGCCGCGGGTCTCCTGGTCGATGAAGTCCAGGACCTGCGGGATTTGCGGCGAGAACGTGGCGGGCTGCACCCGCTGCATGGCCGCGTCGGGGACCGACGGGTCGAGCTGGTACAGCACGTCGGGACCGGGCGGGGTGTCGGCGTTGATGACGCCCTTGGTGATGAACGGCGCGTAGGCCGCCTGCGCGGCGACCTCCAACACGTCCTTCACCAGCTCGTCCTTGGCCTTCAGGTTCCCCTCGACCTGGTCCAGGAGGCCACGGATGGCCCCGTCCGGGGAGGGGAGCTGGAAGAAGCTGACCGGGATGACCCCGACACTGGGCCGCCACACGGAGACCACGGTGGCGTCGGTCACCTGGCCGTCGTGACCTGCGACGCCCCACGCCCGCACGCACTCGTCGGCGGCGTAGTACTCGTAGACCTCGACGGTCTTCTCGGTGACCATGCCGTCCTCGTCGTGGACGGCCTTGGCCAGGATGGGCTGCGTCGGGAACATGGCCTGGGCCACGCGGGCCTTCATCTCGGTGCAGACCAGGAGGTCGAGGAGCTTGCCGTTGTAGATGGTCGGGAACGCGCCCCGCGGGTCGATGCGCATACCCAGGGGGTACGGCGACGCCGACGGGTCGGTCCAGTACGCGACGAACCCCGCGCCCGCGATGACGATGTCGAACACGAGCTGGGGACGGATGATGGGCCAGTCGATGTGGGTGAAGTACCCCTCACCGATGACCGTGCGCAGCGACGCGTTCTTGAGCTGGTCCTTCGTGTCCCCGACGGGCGGGGCGTAGTACGAGGGTTTGACCTCGGAGGCCAGCCGGGCCGCGTCGCGCGGCATCTTGTCGGCCAGGTTCAGGATGGAGGGCTGCTCGCCCTTGGCGAACCCGCCCGAGACCGTGATGTCGGCCGCGGAGATGCGGTTCTTCCACGCGCTGTAACTGTCCTTGCGGGCGTTGCGGGCGCCGACGAGGTACTCCTCGGCGTACCGGGTCTTGAAGCGGCTAGGCATTGACGGGGGTTCCCTTCTTGTGGTTTGCCCAGCGCCGAGCCGCGCGGCCGATGTCGTACTTGGCCGTCATCTTGCTCTGCTGGAAACGGACTGGGATGAGTCCGCGCGGGATGAGGTGCTTATAGTTGTTCTTGATGAACCACAGCGACATGAGGACGTCGTCGCTCGTGCCGTTCGGGTAGGCCAGGACCTCGTCGACGAGGAACGCCATGCGCTCGCGGTCGTCGGGCGTCTGCCAGGGGATGGAGATGCGCCCAGCCTCGAAGTCCGCCGCCAGGGACCAGATGCCCAGCAGCGTGTCGTCCTTGTTCCACTTGGTCGTGTTCTGGCCGACCACGTTGCCCGGACGGAACATGCCCTGCACGCGGTTCCACGCGGGGTCCTCGTGGAGCCACTTGGCGCTGTTCGTCTCGAAGATGCAGATTTGGGGCTGGTACAGCTTGGTCAGCTCGGACATGCGCTGGACCATCTTGTTCTGGCCCATCTTGTCCCGTTCGATGTCGATGATGGCGCACCAGAAGTACTGCGCCCGCGGCAGCCAGATGATGTCGGCGACCGTGATACCTGCGTACATCGTCGGGGAGGGGTCCAGAGAGATGACCCGCGTGATGGGGAGCAGCGGCTGGTCCGAGCGGCCCGGCTTCCAGCCCTGGCCGACCGACCGCTTGCGGTCGTAGCAGCCGGGGTGGTCGGCGGTGCCGTCACCCTCCATCCACCACTCAGGGACGAAGTCCCCAGCACGTTCCGGCGCCTGCTGGAACATGCAGTTGAACAGCGGCGTCGAGACGGCCTTGCGGCGCTCGACGAGCCGGGCGTAGTCCCAGACCGCGGGCCAGAGCGTACGCCCTGATTCCTCGTCCAGGATGGCGGGGGTCTTCACCTGGGTCCAGGTGGGGACGCCCCTGTCGTCTACGAGCTTCGCCAGTCGCCCGTAGAGGTCCTCGGCGTGGACACGCTGGCCGATACAAAATGCTTTGCCATCGGGCGCGAGTCGTGTCAGCACGTCGCCGAGGAAGAAGTCCCATTCCGTGGCTCGGTCGGTCTCGGAACGGGCCACGCGGCGGTCGGTGATGTCATCAGCGATGACCCAGTCGGCCTCCATCCCGAGGATGGCCTGGCCGCTGCCGCGTACCTGAATGGAGAGACCGTGCCTCCGAGTTAAGTCCTTGTCCTGCACCTCCAGCTCGCCCTTGGCCTCTCTCCAGGGACGGGAGAGGTCGCGGGGGCGGAAGATGCCGAAAGCTGCGATGAGCTTCTCGTTGCTGGTGAACTGGTCCGCGATGTACCGCGAGATCAGCTCGCCCAGGGTCACCGTCTTCGAGATGATGATGACCTGGGTGTCCCGGTCGCACGCCATGAGCCAGATGACGAACCACTCCGACATGACGGTGGTCTTCGCGTGGCGCGGAGGGACGTTCAGGAGGAGGCGCGGGTTGGCCAGGGCCACACGGACCCAGCCGCGCGCGTGGGGCGGGAGACCGTCCAGGTTCACGGCGAAGGTGGTGTAGAACCCCTCGAACGCTTCGGCCGCGGCCTCGACGAGGTCATCGTCGTGCTCGCAGCCCTGCTCGCCGTTCTGGGTCATGCAGACCCGCTGGTGGTCCCGCAGGATGATGTACGGCTTGCAGAACGCGTCCCACTCCTTGCCCTTGCGGGGGTCGATGTCCGCCACCGCGGGCTGGGTCAGGTTCTTCTTCGCCGCCTGGTCACGCCGCATGCAGTCCTTGCAACGCGAGTCGTACCCGTCGCCGTGTCCCTTGTGCTTACGGAACGAGGCGACGGGCAGCTCGCGCTTGCACTTGGCGCAGGTCTTCGTCACTTGTCGACGGGCACCGCAGGGACCGCGGTCGTCAGACCGAGGAACCCAACCACAGCCCGCACGCCCGCTACGAGGGCGCCGGTCACGACCGCGATGGCGAACGCCTTGAGGTCGTCCTTGGGCGTGGTCTGGATGAGCGCCAGCG